ATACTATAATGATGAATTGGTTTCTGTTATGAGTATTTCTATGGATAGGTTTTCTAATACTGAACAATATGAAATAATTAGATTTGCATCGAAAATTGATACATCAGTAGTTGGTGGTATGTCTAAATTATTTAAATCATTTAACTTAGATAAACCTATAATTTCTTATGCTGATAGACGATATTCTTCTTTATTAAATTCTAGCTATTCTACTCTATTTGATAGTAGAACTACGACACAACCTTCATGGTATGGGTTTCACAAATCTGATTATATTCTACATCATAGATTATCTTACACTAAACATAAATTGAAAGATTTATTTGATTATGATGAATCCAAAAGCGCATATGATAATATGCTTGATAATGGATACGATAGAATATGGGATTGTGGTAATATAAAATTTTACAATAAAAAATAAAGGGAATTCGACCCCTTTAATCACTATGGAGAAATATTAAAATGGAATATAAAATTTATAAATTAACATCACCCTCTGGTAAAGTGTATATCGGTCAAACTAAAACTACATTAGAAATCCGCTTTAAACAACATATCCAAGCATATGAACGGTATATTAAAGATGAAATAGTATACAAAAGTAAATTATATGAAGCATTTAAGAAATACCCACCAGATACTTGGACCAAAGAAATAATAGACTATGCTCCAGATCAAACATCAATCGACCTGCTAGAACAACAATATATCCTAGAATATAACTCGACTCAGGTTGGTTATAATATCCTAAACGGAGGTCAAGGGTTTAGGCGCGATTACCTAGAAGAAGATCATAAAGAAAATATATCATCGTCTAGAAAAGAATTCTTTAAAACCGAAGAAGGTCAACAATGGAAAGAAACTTTATCGGAAATGTATTCTGGTGAGAATAATCCTATGTATGGGAAAACTTTTAATCATACAGATGAAACTAAACTGAAAATGTCTACCAGTTGTAAGGGTAAGAATAAAGGGAAAGTACCTTGGAATAAAGGTAAAACTGATGTATACTCAAATGAAACCTTAGAGAAGATGTCTAAGAATCGAACCGGGAAGGGTTTAGGTAGAGATAATTCCAAAAATATGAAGGGTAAGAATCAATCTGATCATCAGAAAGAAACCATTAGTAAAGTTATGTCTAAAGATTGGTTAGTCGTTGATCCATATGGTAATGAATATGAAATCACCAATTTACGCCAATTTTGTAAAGAGCATGGGTTGGGCGCCGGGAATATACAACGAGGTGGGTCTAAAAGATGGAAAGCTTATAAAATTAATAGATAAAAAATAAAGGGGCTTAAAGCCCCTTTATTAAAAGTTGAATAAAATCAGCAACTTATCACATGAGGTTGCGGACACAAAAAATTCTGTAATATAGATTGGATCTAGGAGTCAATGCACCCAGACCTTGAGTCGTACCTTCCGCGAATGGATTCGCAACCAAACCGTATCTGGTTTTGAAACCGATCTTCGGTTGAAAAGTCCCCGGATCAACTGCGCGAACCATTTGTAATGGAACGTATGGGCAGTAGAACAGACCGCTATCATAAGGAGAAGTACCTTTGTAGCCGACAGTTACCAATTCCAGATTGTTTGCAGAGCCACCGAAATATGGATCGATGTAAACTTTGATGCGACCATGTAACAGACCTGCGTAGGTGTTACCGGTATCATCGACTTGTAGATTAGCTGAAAGAGCTGGAGTATATTGTAATACGCCTGCCATTGCCAATGCAGATGCTACGTCAGAAGAGACGATCAGGATGTTACCTTTCCCTCTACGAGTAGTTTTTGCGATTTGGTTACATTCTCTTTCGATGTGATAAATCAGACCTTTGAAACGTTCAACAGACCAACGACCGTTAGAGTCAGTGTCTAAGTCGAAAACGCCTTGGGTAACAGTACCGAATTGAGCACCAGCTTTAGCAACCATGTAGATGGTTCTGATAACTTCTCTGTTCATTTCAGCCAAAATTTCAGTTGACAGAACGTTGGACAGTTCAGTTTCAGCATCCAGACCGTGGATTGCTTTCAAATCTTGTGCCATTTCTAAGCTGTATTCCGCTTTCAATGCGCGTGATTTTGCGGTTACAGAAACCTTTTCGATGCTGATCGCCATTTGAGCGAATGCGCTATCAAGAGCTTCTGCGGTTGCAGTTGGCATACCAATGCCGGTTGAGAAGTTGGTATTTGCCAATGGACCAGAAGTACCTACTGGAGAAGTGTTAGTACCAGCAGAAGTGCCGTCTACACCAACAATACCTGAGAAGATAGTGTTAGCTTCGTTGTAGAACGCTTCATCACCAGATTGGGTGCCGTAACGTGAACGTAGTGCGAAGATCAGACCAGTTGGGCCAGTCATAGGTTGAACGCCAGCAACGTCATATGCAATCAAGTTAGGTAGAGCACGTCTAACCAAGCTGATCAAGATAGGATCGAAGTTGGAGATACCACCAGCAACGTTAGTAGGAGCAGCTTCGTTCAGAGTTTGACGATCAGCATCCATTGCGGTTTGTTGGTTTTCCAATACAATAGCGGTAACTGCTTTCTTGTATGGATCACTAATTGAACTCAGTTCTGGGTGTTCCAGAATAGGATTCCATTTAGCTTGTAATTCTTCATTTAAAAGTGCCATTTATAAAAACTCCTTAGTTTCTTATTAATATATTATTATTTATTTAAACGTAGTTTTTGAGATACGATTAGCATATGCAGCAATGATAGGATCAATTACTGTAGCTTTTTCTTGAGTATCTTCATTTAGTTCTACGGTATCATTTAGAGAATCTTTGGAAGCTGGTTTAACAGAAGATTGTGAGAAATAAGATTCTTTAATATCTTCCATTTGACTAACAAATTCTGCTTGCGATACAAATTCTACGCTCTCTGCGATAGTTTTAATTTTTTCTGCTTGCGAAATTGTTAATCCTTCACAGACTGAGTGAAGTGCTTCAAGTTTCTTTTGTTCAGATAGTTTTGTAGTCAAGTCAACGTTTTTAGCTAATTCTTCGTTAACTTGTTTTTCAAGAGCTTCTACTTTAGAGGCCAATTCTTCTACTACATCGATTTTGTCTTCTGGCATATCAATGTAATGTTCTTCGAATACTTGTTTCAGAGAAGAAATAAATCCTTCTGTGATTTCGGATTTTAATCCAGTTTGTGCTGCTAATTTGTTTTCTTCCATCCAAGCTTCTGCATAATAAGCGATAGTGGAGTCAACTTTTTCAGAAACTTCTTCAACTAGGTCAGCATAAGCTTGTTCGAACTGTTCTACATATTTAGCTTCCAGTTCTTCCGCTAATTCTGCGACCTTAGCTTTAACTGCTGCTTCGAAAATTACAGTAGCTTTAAGTTTGAAGTCTTCAGATAGATTCTCGCCAGCCATCAATGCTTCGATGTCTTCATTAGATTCATCTTCATTAACCCCTTTCTTTGGTAGTTGGTCTACATCAGTGTTAGCAATACCAGATTCAGCGGGCTGTTTTGGTAATTTTTTCTTTGGTTCAGAACCTACTGGTGGAGTTTGACCTGGAGGAGTTGCAGATGGTGCATTCACCGCAGGCTTTTCAATACCTGGATTACCAACATCTTGTTCTGGTTTATTTGCAGTATCATTCAGTTTTTGACCTAAGCCGAATTTGTCCTGTGCTGAATCTTTGCTTTTTCTGTTGGCATTCAGAATTTCCATTGCTGCCTCAGAAAGATTTAAAGTTGTATCTTTTGACATTAAAATATCTCCTGTTTAATTCATTATTATAAGTATTTATTAAAATTCTATTTTACGAGAAGTTAATCTGTTTAGATAATTCTCAAAAATTTGTAGAGCTAATGGTTCAACATCAGATGCCTTAGCTTTTTGTAGAGTACTCTTTGCTTCTTCTAAATAAGATTCTACCCAGCCATGACCTTCAATGTAAACCCACTCTTTACCTTCCATCATCCCTTCAACATAGCAATCTTTCCCGGAGGGGTCTAGAACTACGTCTACTGTAATCAATTTGAAATCGGATTGAACATATTTCACTCCATTTGATTCTTTAATAGAACCTAGCCCTCTTGTGGATACACCGAAATTAACACCACCATCGATAAATGATTTTATAATTTTACCGTTTGGTGTGTCTAAAATTTCAGCTTCACCCATACATAGGTGGTCTTTAAATTCCAACTTCGTAATTAAATGTGAAGTTTCCTTTGGGTTAATTGCTGGGCTATCTGGATGAGATAACTCCCCTAATGCTCTACGGGCGCTAACATATTCCCTAATATATCTATCAATTTCTGGCTGAACGAATTCTTTTTTGTATACTCTACCGTTTCTATTGATTTCTTCTGTATGAACAAACGGGCCAGAGATTTTATATTTTTTAGGTGCAGTTCCTTCCGATAGTATTTCGGTACTTATAGATTCAGTCGTTATTTCGCTGATCAGTTTCATTGTCCTGTAACTCCTTTTCTTCTATAGCAGATCCAGTTTCTTCCGAAATTGTTTCTGTTGCTTGTTTTAATATTTGTAAAAAGGAAGTTTCAGATAAACCAACTTCTTCCTTTAACTCTTGGTTTATGTCAATAAAACTCAATACTAAATCAGCACATTCCTTATCTATATTTAGTTCAGTACAATCTTCAAATATAACATTCTTTATTTCATCAGATTCAGAAATATTCTGTAACACATTTAAAACTGATTCAGTGGTATTGGTAAATTGTGAATTGTCCAATGGTACTGTGATATATTGATTTAACTGTTCTGAATGATATAGAGCTACATTTTGTCCATTTGGGAATCTGTAGATATATTTACGTTTCAGAATCAATATTTGTGGTAAATCTTTATTTTTCTTCATTGGTTGTAATATGGATTAGGGTTATCAGAATCATTACCTTTAGTAGATGAAGTGTTATCGCCACTTACCTGTCTATCAGGGGGAGCAGGTTGAGGTTGATTTCCATCCATTTGGTTATCTGCTCCTGGGAACATGGTACTAGGATCAGGAACTAACCCATCTTTAATATTTTGATCAATTTGCTTACGCATTTTCTTTGATTCATCTTCGGTAAAGTTAAGAACTTTATCATACACCCATTCCATTGAAAAATATTTCCCAACAAACGGATCAATCATGGTCAATAAATTAACTCTATTTTGAATAAGTTCAGCTTCTTTTAATTCCGCATAGTTGTTATCTAATTTGAAATCATAATAGATATATTGCTTATATTCATCAAATTCTTCGGCTGTACAAACACCCTTAAGTACACATTGCGTTTTCAATGCTTGATCAAATAAGTCTGTAAATTTGGATCTTAGTCTATTGATGAACTTTGAAAACTTAATTTCGTCCCTTGATATTTCAGCTTCCCTACCAATAACATAGGAGTTTTCTGGATCATGTAACCTAGAATATGGTACGCTCAAAGATTTATATAATTTCTTCTCGAAATATTCAACCATTGACATATCATCAAATGCAGAGGATGATGGTAATGTAGTTATTTCTGTGGTGGCATCTCCGCGACGAGGAATCCAGAAGTCATCCTGCATTGATAAGTGACGGCGATCGTCTCTCACCTCACCAGATGAATTTTTTGTGTAAATTCCACAATCAAGAGCAAATGTGTGGTGATCGTGAAAAATTTCTTGACCATCTATGGTCAAGGTTCCCACATTCATTGTTTCATCTAACCATTCTACAGAAACTATTTTGTGGTTTCTGTATTTAACCGATTCTTTATAATCTTCCCATTTGGTTATGTTATCTAAACGAGTAATTCTATTTAAATCTTTTTCTGTAAATTTTAGTGATGTTACATCTCTATTTTTTACTTTTTGGTTCTTATTTAGATCTCTCCATGCAATTAATATATCATGTCGGTTAGTATTAATTTCTAATATAGTATCATGTTTAGATAAATCTTGTTTAGCACAATGTTTTATAATATCAATTATTTCTTTAGGATATAAAATTGTTTGTGATTCTGCTAGTTTTCTCTTATTTGATTCTGTCTTCTCAGAGTTCCAACGAGACTCATTTGACAATTTATTCATTTTGGAAAAATGTTCGTGGTCAAATATTTCTAATGCTCGTTCTGCGTAACCCCGACGTTTATTATCATCCCAGGATTGTTTCTGCATTTCAGAGATATATGATCTAAACTCTGGATCATTTTCCAACTTTTCCTTAAATGCTAAACCCCCCTTCTGAGCGTTATTTGTCGTTTCTTCTAATGTTAATCCGTGAATACCGGATTTATTTTCAAATGATTGTTTCCCGCCAAGTTTCCCATATTTCTTTCCATATTCTTGACGCTGTTCATCTGTAAGACCAAAAATTCCTACACCTAATTCTTTCTGAGTTATTGCCGCACGTTTTCCTCCAATTTTTCCAGCCTCAGAATTATGTTGTTTGTGGTAGTCAAAATGGTCTAAATTATTCATCCTAGTTAAATTAGAAGGAGAATTATCGTACCTATTATAATTTTTGTGATGTACTGTATGTTTATCTTCATCTGAATATATATCGTTAAATACATATTCATTATCTAAATTATTATCGTCTTTCCATTTAGATACTTCTCTGTGGACAAACTCCCACTTTTTAGTATCATTTTTAAATATTTGTAGATATTCACTATTTGAAGCATGGGAGATTGTTTTATTTCTGGTATAAAGCGGGATCATAGATTCCCCAGAAATTAAATCTTTAGCCTCAACAAACCCTTTACCCCAAACTGGGAATTTGTGATCTGGAGTACACGTGATAGATTCCCCATTGTCTAAGGTGACTTTAACTACTTGCGTATTTATTCTAGTTATACCTGCCCATGAGATTAATCCTGGAACAAATTTGCCAGTCTTAGGATCACATGAGTATGCCCATAACTCTTTTCCATCTTGGTATTCTAAAATAATATCTAATAGGGTTAATGTTCTACCATCCAACAAAGGAATTTTTGTATCTAATCCTAAACATGCATCGTAGACGACCTTATTTTTATACTTGGTCATCATATCTTTTAGGTACTGTTCCGCCTTGGCTTTAGGTAGATTACCAACATCAATATAGAAGATTCTACGTTCTGGAGCTCTTGATACCTTATAAATTACACTAGCATCCTCTATCATTCTTAAGTTATTCAGTGGCTTGATAGCTTTATGTAAATAACTTAACACCATTGATCGTTTTGAATCTAACAATCCAGATGATACTGCAATGATAGTATCTGGTGCTATTTTGACTCCAGTTTGGGCTAAATTAGCCTTTGTACTAGATAACTGTTCTGAATAAACATAATATTCAGTGTAGTTTACGATAAGGTCAGCACCTAGTTTGGGGTCTTTTTGTTTTACGATTTCACGAACTTTGGTGATTTTTCTTGGATCAACATACCGTAATTCCTTAATACCAAACTTGGGATCTTTTTCATCTACTATAATTGTATAATATAATCTACCATCTACATAAAAGCGTTTAAAGATGTCTTGACCTAAACCTTTGAAATTTAGTAGGGTCAAGACATCCTCAAATTCATCTTCCATAGCAGATTTCACTTTAGGTGAAACCTTTAGATTATCTAGTTTGATAGAAACGGCGGGGGAATCATTATCTTGGATAATTGCCTCATTGATAATATCGTCAACCGCAGATTCAACTTCTGGTTGCATAGACATTTCTCTGTATCGAGTAATTAACTCAATTTCGCTTTTATATGATGACTCTAAATCTACAGTTGTACCATAATGAGCAGCAACCGCAACTGTGGTAGCTCCGTCATCTAGGACTGGTGGAGAAAAAGAGGGTAGCACTTCCTGTGCTGGTGTATCTTTCCCTAGCTTAAAACCAAAAAGATTGAATCTCGCCATTAATTATATACCTATTTCTTATTATTCAAAACTGTATTTATTAGGAAACAGAATCAGATTCCCAATATTGATACGCAAATGTCACATCAAATTCTTCGATTCTATCATTAGAACCCCAATCCAATTTGATTGGAGAAACTGTAGTTGGGAACATACCCACGAATTTGTATGTTTTTAATGGGATGCCGATTTTTGAGTATTGTGTCACAGTTGCATCAGCGGTATACAACAGAGAACTCAATGCTCCAGCCGCACGAACGTTTTGCGAGTGACTATTTAATCTATCAGACCATCTTTCCAATGCATTTCGGATTGTGAAATCTTCATCATTGATAATTGTCAAATCCCAATCTTGGAATACTCTATCACCTGCAAATTTTACTTCTCTACCGAAATAATGTTGTCTAGCAACACCCATAATAGATGCAGGCAATGATGCAGCATTAGCCATAAATGTTAACTTTTGTGAAGCAATTGGGGAACTCGCAATTGTTGGGAACGTTAACTGCACCGAAAATAAATTCGGTCTAGCACCGTCACCAATCATAGCTGCCCTAAATTCTGCTATATTGAACGCCATGTTCTAAGACTCCTTAAATATAAACCTATTGTATTATTTATATAATCTTAGAGGGAATATTTACACTCCCTCTAAGCTCTTTATATGTTAGAATGCACCTGCAATTTCACTGAATTCTACTCCAGTCCTAACTGCGACAAAGGATAATTGTATAAAATTTACGGAGCGGCTTGGTTTGATATAAATGTCACCAACGAACCTATTAGAGTCAATTACCTCGCTTGTGTTGTTACTAAGATCGCAAATTACTCTAAAGTCTGTGATGCCACGTCTACCTTTAACATCTCTTAGGAATGGTTCAACAATTGAAACAAATTGTGCTCTAGTGAATTCATCGTTGAATTCGAATAGAGAGTATTTTGCCGCAGTTGCAATAGCCTTTTCCAGTACAATGAATAATCTACGAACGTTAATTCGGTCGAATGCAGATGGCTTGGTTTGCATGGTTTTATCTCCATACAAAATAATGCCTTCTCCTGGGAATGCTACAACTGGGTTGATACCATTTTTGTATAATTCATCTCTCTGAGCTTTAGTTGGGTTCCATGATAACTTAATTGCATTAAGGATCTGGCCTCTATTAAAACCCGCAGGGCTCCACCAAGGATCTCTAACATTATCGGTTCTAGCACATAGGCCAGCAATATCTCCGTTTAATGGTACGTATCTATATTTGTTATTGTATTTGTCGAATTGATATTTCCAGCCAGAATCAAATACAGAGTATGATGTGGATGGAGAAACAGCATTTCTATATGCAATAATGTTATCCAAATTTACAGAACTTACTGCATCAGCTCTTAATGGTGAATGGAATGATACACAATCTTTTCTTTGGAAGGCTATGGTCGCAACAGCATTTGTAATAGTCGCATCAGCAGCACCCGTGATTAGTAATGAAACATCAACTTCATCTGCATTTGCAAAATAATCATATGCTGTGACAATATTTGCATTTGTTGGAGCAGTATCAGTTCCTCCAGCCAATTTAATAGAGTAGTTCTTGACAGTAGAGAATGATGTACCAGATGCACTATTACCCCAGTTAGAAGCTCCACTCAACTTATCTGCAACATAGATATACTTAGATTCATTTAATACCTTAGTTACATAGTAGTTAGGTGAACCATCATCGGTTTTTGCATCACCTGCTTTAGATACATGAGAGAACTTTTCTAATATAGTTCCTCTTTCTCCACTAAACTTACCATCTGTATCCACAACAATAATATGCATTTCATCATTGCTTGCACCTTGACTAGTACCGTAAATAGATGTACCAGGAGCAGAGTCAAAATATGCATTGTATGCCCAAGTAGTTACTGCACTAGATAAACTAGCATTTGCGGTAGCGGTAGTGGTAATTGTTGCGGTATTAGACGATACCGTATCAAGTGTATAGGATGCTGATCCAATCGTGATAGTATCTCCGCTATTAAGGAATCCACTAACAGTAGTTTGGAATGCAACGGTATTTGATCCGGTTGTAGTGTTTGCTGTTAATGTAGATTTGAATGAATTTGCAGATGCACAAAC